CTGTTAGCACAAATATATCAACATAGTCAAGTTGGAACTATGGAAGAAGCTAAAGATCCTGGCGAGTATGATCAGGAAGGTGGAATGGCTAAAGGTCAATTAAAAACAATGATTGACGCTGCTCAAGAGTTACATAATATGCTAGGTGAAAATGATAACCTTCCTGAATGGGTACAATCAAAAATAACAAAAGCTACGGATTATATTGATTCAGTAAGAGATTATATGAAGAGTGAAGTATCTGAAGGTCCAGCAAGAGATCGTCTTCTAAAGCAAATGGATAAAGCTAGTGGTAGAACACAAGCTGATCGTGAAGCTGATGCAAAGAAAGCTGCAGCACGACGTAAAGCTGCTGACAAAGACTTAGCTGATTTTAGAAAGAAACATGGTATGTCATCATGATAAAATTTAAAGAGTTTATATCAGAGAAGCTTGATCCTAAAAAGCATGACGCAGGTGATTATGTCAAAGACTTTAAGAAATCAAAAGCTCCTCAGTTTAAAGGTAAGTCACCAGAAAAACGTAGAAAGATGGCAATAGCTGCATATCTTGATGCAAAAGATAAAATGGATGAAGGCTCAGAATCATGGGCAGCCGGATATAAACGTAGAGTTGTAAAGACAACAAAGCCTGAGCATAAAGCAAAAGGTTATAACTGGAGAATCAAAGGTAAAGATAGACCTGAGATTTCTATTAAATTATATAAATCTAAACCAGATCAGGCCGAGTTTAATCGCCAGATGAAACGAGTAGCGGGGCATGAGTTCGGTGGATAGATTTAGAACATTCTTGGAGAAAGACTCAAAGGGTCATTTCCGTGCAACCGATAAGGGTGCAGGTATGACACAAAAAGGAGTTGATGCTTTTAGAAGAGCAAATCCAGGAAGTAAACTACAAACTGCGGTAACAACAAAGCCGAGTAAACTGAAGAAAGGATCAAAGGCAGCCAATAGGCGTAAATCATTCTGTGCAAGAAGTGCAGGTCAAATGAAGAAGTTTCCTAAGGCAGCAAAGGATCCTAATAGTAGATTAAGGCAGGCTAGACGTAGATGGAATTGTTAGATGATGAAACCTTCTCTAGAATTAACACCGGATTTACAAATGACGACTAATGCTAGACTAGATAGAATCGAGGAGAAGCTCGACAACCTAACTGAAGCAATGATTTCTTTGGCTCGTGCTGAAGAGAAAATAGCTAGTATTAAACAGGTACAAGATAGTGGTTGGGAGAGAATGAATCGGTTTAGTGAGAAGCTTGATAATATTGAGGAGCAAGTGAGACAAAATGCTCACACTGTTGGTATAATTAATAAACTATTCTGGGTAGCTATTATAGCTGCAGCCGGATCAATCGCAGCCCAAATGTGGATGTAAAGGAAACGAAAATGAAAACACAAGACATTAAAAATATGGGCCTTGCGCTACAACAGGTCCAAGAAAAAATATTAACGCAGAAAGATAAACAGAAAGCTTTAGACAAAGCTAGACGTACTGCAAAGCCAAAAGATCAGGTATCTTTAAAACCTATGCCTCCGTCTTTAGCGAAGAAGATGAACCAAGAAGCATATGAATCTTACGGTGCTAATGTTATTAAAGCCGCTAAGATGTATATGAAAGATTCTAGTTGTTCATATAGAAAAGCTGCAGAAGCCTACGGGTGTTCAGCTGAGCAAGTTAGAAAATGTGCAAAAGAAATGATGCACAAAGAAGGCAAAATGGAATGTCCTAAATGCGAAGGCAAAGGATGTGACCATTGCGATAATAAAGGTTACCATATGACTGAAGCTTTGAAAGGTGATCAACATAAACTAGATCACGATAAAGATGGTGACATCGATGCAAAAGACTTTGCCATGCTTCGCAAAAAGAAAAAAGGTGAAAAGGCTGAAGTAAAGCCACGTCAAGAACCTGAAACTGAAAAGGGTAAAGGTGATGCACCTATGGAAAAAACTGAATCTGTTCGTTGGCCTGTATACAAACGTATCATGGAAAAATCTCATGCCGCTCATACTAAAGGTGCTACAGCTCCTGAAGAGATGGATTCTAAAGATTCTCCAACAGCAAAAAAGATGAAGGCTGATCATAAGCCTGAAGTAAAAGATAATCCAGAAGCTTCTGGAGATGATGTGAAAAAAGCATCTGACTCAGCTCCGGCAATGAAAGCTAGGGGCAACGATAACATGAAAGGCGATAAAGCCATTGTAAACCCTGTGAAAGGAGCAGTAACAAAATGACAATTAGTCCTCCAAGTTGGGCAAAAAATGCCGTTCCAACATTAAATGGTTGGAGAGATCCACGCACCAATGAATTATTAAAAGCTCAAAGTATGACTCAAGAGCAAGTTGATGCTTATACTGGTGTGGTTGAACAACCTGTTATGAAAAAATCACCACGCCCGGAGACTCCACCTATGCCTAAACCGGTACCACTAAATGAAGCACCTGCAAATAATACTTCAATGGAAGATATGACTAAGCTTCAATTAGAAGCATTAGGTCGACAGCATGGTATTGAATTAGATCGTAGAAAAAATAAGTCTGACTTAATTGATGAATTGAACGAGGTAATTTCTGAATAAATAAGTGTGAAACTTATTTAGGATAGATTATGGAATTTACTGAAGTTACCGAAGAAAATTTACTTCTTTATGCGGCTAAGAATTATGACAATCCTCTGGGCGCAAGTTCAGAGGATTTTTACGAAGATCTTAAAAGAATAAAATATATTAAGAGATTAGTAAATCGTTATATTGGTTATGGTGAATTATCTGAAAGACTGATATTAAATCATCTTATAGTATTTTTTAATATGTTTGGTATTGAAGCTGGATGTAAAATACTAGAATTAAAATTAGATCCAATGCATTGGCCAGTGATAAAACCATTTTTAATATTTTTAAAGTATATAAAAAATACAGAATATGCACAATATAGAATGGATGAAGGCATTGTAGAAGCCTTAAGGAAAATCTGATGGGAATAGTTAAAAGAGCAGCAGACCTAGTCTATACATTTAGATTTCTCAAACTTCTTGTTACGTCGTTTGATAAAACAGCTGCGTTTAAATTAGGCATAATAGATGAAAAAGGTAAACGTTTAAAAAAGCCTAAGACTCCTGAAGAAAAAGATGCATACACACCATTTAATAGATTGGTGTTTAATATTAAACGACTCATACCAGCAGGTAAAGTCGGATCTTATGCTTCTGCTCTTTATCTAATAAAAGAACATGGGCAACTATCTGATGAGTCAGTAGAAAAGATTATGAAAGAACTAGGATTAGATTCTAAAGAATTTATGTTAGAAGAAAACAAATGGTTTATTTGTGAAGATAGAATGTTATCTCCTGGAATGTATCGTTTACAAAATAATAAAATGATTAATTCTACATTTGAAGATGTAGTTAAAGCAAAAGATAAAGTTAGAATAAATGAGGATTCATATCCTATTGGTGATGTATATGGTATTGACATATATGAAGCTGTTCATATGAATACAAATCAAAAAATTTATGTCTCATCTATGGAATTAATTAAATGAAAAGAATACCTAGAAAGAAAGGTCAACCGGCTAATTCTAAAAAACATAGTGACTTATATACAGATGAGAATCCAAAGGGAACAATACACGGTTTAAAGTTTGCCACAGTTGATGATGCTAAAGCATCTGTTGCTAAAATAAAAAACTCTGGTAAGAAGCATGCACACCAGATACAAGCTGCGATAGCAATGGAACAACGAGCTAGAGTGATGGGTAAAACTGGAGCCGCGGCAGTCTATAGAAAGTTTATAAACGCCATGAAAAAGAAAACAAAAGAAATGAACGAAGCAGGATTGTGGGCAAACATCTGGGCCAAACGTAGGCGTGGAGAAAAGATGAGAAAGAAAGGTGAGAAGGGTGCACCTACTCAAGATGCCATTAAGAAAGCACAAGAAATGGCAGGCGGAACTACTACTGCATCTGTTGTAGGTGCTGGAGATAATCCTTCTGGTACAGTCGTTATAGATAGACGTAGAAGAAAAGATAGAGATCCAAAAGTATTAAAAAGATTTAGAAATTATTTAGACTCAGATGCTTAGAATTTATTTGTTTTTGTTTTTAGTTGCTACTTTTAGTGGTATAGGTTATACAGCATATTGGTATTATGAAACCTCAGAAGCTGAAAAAGCAAGGTTAAGAGAAAATAATATTGTTTTACAAGGTGCAGCTGAAACATTAGAAAAAACTGTGATTGAATTAGAAAATCAAGCTAGTAATAATGCTTTAATGATTAAAGACCTACAGGAATCATTACAAAAGTCAGAGGCCGGACTTGACAGGCTTAGAAAAAGATTTAGTCAAATTGATATAACAAGAGAAGCTCTCGAAGATCCGGCAGATCTCGAGCGGAGGATTAATCGTGGTGTGGACCGACTCATACAAAATATTTTATCTGATACCTCTCCTTCTATTACTGACGAGTTGCGCGAAGACGACGGAACCGGTAGTAGTAACTGAGAAAGAATACATTTACCCAACCATTCCTTTACAGGCTCCACCAAAACCTGTTGATATGCCTGACGTTGAATGGTTTGTTATCAATGAAGATAACCTAGAAGAATCTATAGTAAGAATAAAAGAAGCCGGTGGTGTTGCCGCCTTCATGGCTATTACGCCAAAAGGCTATGAGAATCTATCAATGGGAATAGCCGATATACGTAGGTACATACTCCAGCAAAAAGAGATTATCGCGTATTATGAAACACAAATTCAACAAATTGGTGAATAAAAAAATTTAATTCTTTTTACAATATATTGCTATATTTAGTTAAAATATGGCATATATTGCTATTTACAAAGTCGTGGTTTTGATATATAATACCACATAAGGAAAATCATTTATATAAAGGAAATTGCAATGGCAACAGCTTCTGTTGACACACGTAGACTTTTGTCCGAAACGAAATTCTACGATAGTTACTCACGCTTTAACGACAACAATGAAAGATACGAAACATGGGAGGAAGCTGTAGATCGCGTAATCGAAATGCACGCGAATCAATATAAAGAAAAAGAAAACGGATTAAAGTCTTATTTAGAAGAAGCCAGGCAAGCCTATAAAGAGCAACGAGTTTTAGGAGCACAACGTGCCCTCCAGTTCGGTGGAGAACAGTTGCTAAAACACCAAATGAGAATGTACAACTGTACATCTTCTTATGCTGATCGTCCAGCATTCTTTGGTGAGATTTTCTATATTCTATTATGTGGTGCCGGTGCAGGATTTTCTGTTCAAGAACACCACGTTGCAAAACTACCGAAAGTTATAGCTAGAAATAAACCAGCAAAAACACATACAGTAACAGATGATATTGAAGGATGGGCAACTGCGGTTGATGTTCTTATGTCATCATATTTTGTAGATGGTGGTAAATATCCAGATTATGCTGGCCGCAGAGTTTATTTTGATTTATCAAACATTCGACCAAAAGGATCTAAAATTTCTGGTGGATTTAAAGCACCAGGACCTGATGGACTACGTCGTGCACTTGATAAGATTGAACACTTATTACAGGACATAGTGATTGATACAAAAGATTCTATAGCTTTACGTCCGATTAATGTATACGATATTTGTATGCATACTGCTGATGCTGTTTTATCTGGTGGTGTTCGTCGTTCAGCAACCATATGTCTCTTCTCACCAAACGATGAAGAAATGATGTCAGCTAAAACAGGTAATTGGTTTGTTGATAATCCACAACGCGGTCGATCAAATAACTCTGCCGTAATCGTACGTGATGAAACTACAGAAGAACAATTTAGTAATATCATGACTAAGGTAAAAGAGTTTGGTGAACCAGGTTTTGTATTTGTAGAGTCAACAGAACATACAACTAATCCATGTGTTGAGATAGGAATGTTCCCACAAATAGATGGTAAGTCTGGATGGCAGGGATGTAATCTTACAGAGATTAACGGTGGTAAATGTGTAACTAAAGAAGATTTCTTTCTTGCCTGCCGCGCTGGTGCGATCTTAGGTACGCTTCAGGCAGGATACACTGATTTTAAATTCTTACCAGATACAACTAAAGATATTTTTGATCGTGAAGCTTTATTAGGAGTTTCGATCACAGGATGGATGAATAATCCTGATATTTTATTTGATGCAGAAATACTTGAGGAAGGGGCAAACATTGTCAGACAAGTCAACAGAGAAGTTGCAGAAGTTATTGGAATCAATGCAGCGGCTAGAACGACTTGTGTCAAGCCAAGCGGTAATGCTTCGGTTCTATTGCAAACTGCTAGTGGTATTCACGCTGAGCATTCTAATATGTATATTCGTAATGTTCAAATGAATAAAGAATCTGAGGTGACTCAGGCTATACAAAAAACAAATCCACATATGGTTGAAGAATCAGTTTGGTCAGCAGGCGGAACAGACGTAGTTGTTTCATTTCCTATCTTACCAAAAGAAGGATCAATGCTCAAAGATGAACTAATTGGTGTGGATCATTTAGAATTAGTAAAGAAAGCTCAAGAACATTGGGTAAATGCTGGTACAAACGAAGAGCTATGTGCTGATAAAGGTATTCGTCATAACGTATCAAATACTATTATCGTAAAAGATTGGGATGAAGTCGAAAGCTATGTATTTAAAAATCGTCGTAGTTTTGCCGGTATTTCATTCTTATCTGCAATGGGTGACAAAGACTTTAATCAAGCTCCAAACACTGGTGTTATCGATGCAAATACTATGGTTGATAAATACGGAACAGCTGCCATCTTTGCAAGTGGCTTAGTTGTTGATGCACTTAATGCATTTGATAATCTTTGGAATGCTTGTTCTACGGCTCAAGGTATGGGTGAAGATCTATCAGTTGAGTCTACACAAACTGCATTGAAGAAAGATTGGATTCGTAGGTTTAACAACTTTGCAAATAATTATCTAGATGGCAATTTAAAAGAAACTGAGTATTGTTTGAAGGATTCTTATTTGTTACATAAGTGGAATAAGATTAATGCTAACTTTAAAGATATCAGTTGGGAACATGACCTGACCGAAAAGAAGTATACTGATGTTGATACATTAGGTGCGGCAGCTTGTGCAGGTGGAGCTTGCGAGATTGACTTTTAATGAAAGAAAAACATTTTATAGTCGAATGTCATTATTGTGATATTGAAGTAGAAATATATAGTGAAACGGATATGGTCGTTGAGTATTGTCCTTTTTGCGGTGAAGAAAATAATGCGCTTGAATTAGACTCAGATGAATACTAAGATATATAAACCTATGTGGGTTTATAATGATAAAGAATTTAACGAAACCCCTGATGAATTTCAGGGGTTTGTTTATATGGTGACCGAGAAAGATACCGGTAAAAAATATATCGGTAAGAAATTCTTCTGGAAACCAAAAATCCTACCTATTACTAAAACACGCAAACGTAGAGTCCGCACAAGAGCCGAATCAGATTGGCGTGAGTATTATGGTTCAAATAAAGAAGTACAAAGTTTAGTTGAATCAAAAGGTAAAGATAATTACAAAAGAGAAATATTAAGACTTTGTAGAACAAAAGGCGAATGCTCTTACTACGAAGCAAAACTCCAATTCCAATACGATGTACTATTATCTGATGAATTTTATAATGAATTTATTGGTTGTAAGATACATGCAAAACATATTCGAGATAAATAGAGTTAATGAGGATAATATGGTAAGACCAGTTTATGAAGTGATACGTCGAACTAAGAATCGACGTAATAAAGAAGACAAAGTAAAAGAGCTGCGAGAAAACGAATCTTGGGCTTTGAAAGATATTTTACGCGGTGCATATGATAGCACTGTCGAATTTAACTTTCCTGAAGGCGATCCGCCTTATACTCCTAATCAAGAACATAACGCTCCTACAAATTTATTAAAAGAGCATAAGCGATTTATAAACTTCGTTGTTGGAGGTCCAGGCGATGAAATGCCTACCTATAAACGAGAACGAATTTTATTTGAAATCTTAGAAGGTATACACCCGGATGATGCTAAGCTTGTTGTGGCAATGATTAATAAAAAGAAATTAGACGGCATTTCGAGGCCGGTAATCGAGGAAGCATTTCCTGGATTATTGCAGGATACATCATGATCATGTGATTATTTTACTTTTAAGGAGACACTTATACATGTCAGAAAACCAGCTAGAACGTCTTAGACAAGATTCGCTTGAACTCCAAGAATATGCCCAAAAACTTGAAAAGAAAGGCAAGATCTCACTAATGCAAAAAATTCTGGCTAAGCGAAAATATTTAGACAATCGTATAAAAGAAGCTTCATAGTAAAAAAAGGAGTGTACTTCCCCCCTAAATTATGGTATAATAAAGTATCAACTTTAGAGGGGGATAGTATACATGAATATTTTTATCCTAGA